TATCGTTCGGGGTCATCAAACGCACAAGCAGAACCATCACGATACAAGCCCATCTCATACTCAGGATAGCGCGTGCCGTCAATCTCTAAGAGCGAGTCCAAGATAGGTTGGAAGTGCTGATAGTTCTTAGCAAGTGGCTTGCCTTCACCAACATAATCTTCACAAGCCTTATGCACCTCAGTACCGTACGTCATCGCGTACGTAACACTCTTCTCATACCGCTTCAATACCTTGACTTCATGGTACTGCCGTGGGCAGTTGACATACTCTTTGAGAGCGGAGAACGACCAAGTAAAACTCATGTGTTGCGTTCCTTCAATGCTTGTTCAATCGCTTTAGCAAATGCTATCTGTCCGTCAGGCATAGACCCACCACGCCACTCTTTTAAAGTCTCTGCATAAATGTCTAGGATTACTATTGTGGGTAGTCCAACCCAAGGTTTCTTGTAGTCTTGGATGTCATCGTCTTCTTCTGCTTTTAATTCGTACTCTATTTCTATGCTTTTAGTCATGTGTTCTTCTCCCCATTGTTCACAGTTGTTTACGCTTTTAAGTCCCATTGCATTTGCTACGGCTCGGTCAAGGGCGGCTCCTGTTAGTTTGCTCATTCCTTCATGCTCCTTATCAGCATCATGAAGCTGTGAACTGTGTCCACACCGAATGCGATGGCTAGTTGCTCTATTTCTTTAGTGACTTCATCTAGCACATCGTTACGCTTGACGTGTGTCTTCTCCATCTCCGCGATCTTGATAGATAGACCTTGCACTAACTCAGTCAGCACATTGATCTCTGCCATCAGACGTTCCTTGGTTGTGCCATACGCATCTTGATATAGCCCAAGGCGTTCGTTTTCGTCATGCAGGGCTTGCAGGACTGCTTCCTTGCGTTGTTTGGCTTGCCGTTCAATGTCGTTGAATGCTTCGTCTTCGGGTGTCATTTCATTACTCCACGTTGTTTCATACTGTTTGCTAGCGCAACGTCGTGTCTTGCTTTGGCTTCTTTCAAGGCTTTAAGCACGTCTTCTAACTCTTCGATGGTGTACCAGCCTTCTAGCCAAAACTGCGCGTTACCCCATATCTCTGTGGATTCCATTTGTCAATTCCTTCTTTACTTATACTCTACCATATCACCATAGCTTTCGCCATAGTGTGCTTCACAAGTCACGGGTAAACCCCTAGCCCAATCAGGTGTCCATTTCATGCACTCGACGATATAAGCAAGAGCGTTATTTAGTTCTGCCTCTTTAACCACGACAACTGCCGCGTCATGCACTGTGAGGGCGACCCGATATTTCTGCTGTATCTTGAGCATCTGTTGTCCAACCACAATCCTAGCCAGCGCTTGAACTACGTTTTCAACTAGCGACCCGCCCCATAGAGACACGGGCCCCTTACGTGACTGATACTCGTATCGGGATTTAGACTCTTCAGTGTTGAGGTGGAGGTTGGGGTAACGAATCATTAACCCATTCGGTAGTCGGATGCCGTCCTTCGTAACCATGACGCATCTGTTCTGCCCGTAGTAATACGCCTTGAGTTTGACAGGCCAATCAGATAAGTCTCTGATCACATCGTCCCCTTCCCGCCACAGATCAATGATCTGATCGTTGGCTTGTCGGTATGTATTAACATATTCTTTAGCCTCGTCTTCGGTAACGACCGCGCCGGGGGGAGTTGTCTTGAGCGTGTGCTGAAGCTTTAACGCGCCAGTCCCGTAACCAAGACCCAAGATGCAGGTCTTACCCACGAAGCGTTCTACTGGGTTCGCTTTGGAGATTGGACGATCATATATTTTGGTTGCAAAGAGTGAATAAACATCCTCTCCCTTTGCAAATTGCTCGACAACATCATTCTGCCCTGCCAACCATGCGAGGACACGCGCCTCGATTTGAGACGAGTCGCAGTTGATAACGAAGTGACCATCGGGCGCAACCACCGCGTTCTTGAGAGCCTTCTTCTTTTTATCTCTTGAGGGAAGGTTTTGGAAGTTGACCTTGTCTGAGCCTGCCCACCTCCCTGTATGTGCCCCATAGTATTTGAGTGGGATGGGTAGCTTACCCTTGTTACGCTTGCCAACGTCGATGAATCTTTCAATCCTTGACTCTTCAATGGTTGACTTAGTACCCAGTCGAACTGAACATAACTGTTGGATGAATGGGTCTTCGTGTTCAGTGAGCGCCAAAAAGCCCTCATCGTTTTTAGCCAATGCATATGTTTGTTTCCCTGTTGTCTTGCTTTCCTTCATCGGTGCAGTGATGCCATGCTCCAACAATAGTTCAGCGAATTGTTTATTACTTGCTAACTTCTTTCTGACTTGCTCTGCTGTCTCGCATTTGAGTTTCTCCATCAAGCCTTCTAGTAGTGCGTTCTTCTCGTCGCGTAGTTCTTCTTCGCGTTCAATCAGTAGAGCGTCATCCACGTAGAACACAGGCTCGGTAAACATACGTAATGTCATGTCTATCAGGGAAAACTCATCTTCGGGAAACGCGCTCGACAATTCTTGGAAAAGCCTAAATGTTAGGTCTACGTCATTCTTGCAATACTCACCATAGCGAGCCAACTCTTCCCTAGTGAAGTCGAGCCGTTGCTTGCCTTCCGCAGATACAACTTCATCGCCTTTCTTGCCAAGGTTATATCGCTCTGCCAATTTAGCAAGTGAGCCACCAACCTCTACGCCATGAAGCGCCCTCGCCATACATAGGGTGTCCAACATTTGCGCTGGCTTGATGCCGAATATCCAACTAAGAATACATCCATCGAAGATCGTGTTGTGACATAGAAGCGCAGATCCCGGGATATCTAAGCGCTCGAGGTAGTTTAAGATTTCCTTACGCGAGCCCGAAAACCACTCCGCTGCGCCATCGTCCACTTGCACACCAACGCCTATGACTTCAAAACGCTTGTCCCTGACATACTCTTCTGTGGTTTGGTGCTTGAACCCAAGTTTGATCTTGGAGTCGTAGTAGGTCTCGAAGTCGAGAGTAATTAGTTTCACAGTGGCGCGTCCTCAAGTTGCTCTATTCGTTTCTTAGTAGATGCGCGCATTACTTTTTCTAACACGCTTGGGTTTACGCGTTTGAATGGATTCCAATCGTTTGCGGATATTCTCGAGATGAGTTCGTCTCTCGTAATCAATTGCCTCTTGCGGGATAACGAGTTCTTGGGTTGTAAATCGGTGTTCGTTTGCACACTCTCTCCTTCTTGTATAACCAAATGTGGGTGATTTGGTTGTTTGTTTAACTAGCGTCCATGCGCCACAAGTCGGGCATTTCATGGTGTCAATCTCCAAAATTAAGGGAACTGGTATCTAACTAGCGTCCCACCCAAGGATGGAAGGCTAGTTAGAAGGTTGAGGGAAAGGGATTACTTGGCTAACTTGGCGATCTCACGATTGAGATACCAACGCGCCTTGCATAGATCTTCGTGCTTGTCGCCCTTGTGATCGGCTCGTGTAATGTATTTCACAACATTGCCCAAGTTGTATCCCAACGACTTCGCTTCGATAAAGTCAATAGTCTCAATACCACCTGCCGTGTAGTGGGGCGGATGGTTGACCATATCGGTGTGATGCACTTCAACGATGCGCTCTGATGCGCCCTGCATGCGGTGCTTTCTGCCTGTCGTAGCCCTATAAACTAATTGTGAAAAGGCTTCTGCTTCTGCTTTCGCTTGACCTGCGGGTGAGTTAGCGATCTTTTTGCGTGCCTTAGTCATCAAGTTGTATGCGTAAGTCTTTGAGACTTTAAACTTCTTGAGGACATCTTCCACTTTTGCTTTCGGGTTGTTCGCCAACAATGTAGCGATCTCTGTTACTTTATTAACTTTCATGTGCCTTCTCCTTCTTGATACGGCTTTTTACGGATACGATTCCCTTTAGTTGTAGGTCTCGCGCTTCTTGCATAGCATCTGCGAGTTCATATGCTAGGGATGGAATAGTGGGCGGGTGTTCTCCTTTCATTAACAGCCCAATCATTGCAAACCCCGCATGTAGATCTCGCAGATTGCTACGATCTTGTTCATCGGTCATACATTTCCTTCTATAAATTTCTCGAATGCATCAAGACTATCTTCATCGACAATCCAACTACTGCCCCCC